GATGGGTCTGAACTACGGAGCTGAAGTAACGGGTGGAACGATTGTAACGGGTGCTGCAATGGGTGATCTATCGGGCTACACTTTGACAATGGAGGCACAGGAGCAACTTCCTGCCAACTTCATCGCAGGTGCTACCGTTGCCAATCCTTTCGCAGGACTTGCAGGTGCAACTGACACCATCGTAGTAGGTTCTAACTCGTAAATGAATTAGGGGGGCGCAAGCCCCCTTATATTTACACAATGAGTACACTTAACAATATATTCGCAAAGTTCTCGGCTCAAGAGCCGATGAAGGTAGAGTTGGGAATGGCTCAAGATATTCAAAAGGATATTGCCAAAGCAGAATCACTTTTCAAGAGTTCATTAGGTTCAGTTGGTCAAATCTTAAAGGCGGCAGTTGATAAAATTGACGCAGAAGTCCGACCTTTGAATGACTTGAGAGTAAAACTTTATACTCAAGGTCAAAAGTTTAAAACACAATCAGAACAACTTGGTCTTGATTCATCTGAAGTTATGCGAGATGTAAATAACGCCATTGATGCCATTGATAAGCGAGTTGATTATATGCAACAAGTAAACAATGTAATCCGTCAAAATTTCTAAAATGAGCAAACAAATTTTTTCTAAAATCGCCAAGATTGGCGAGGAGGTACGCACAATCAAAGTTGATTTAGCAAAAGTAAATTTAGACTCTGCTTTAATCTTCTTGGAGAACGGAATCAAGTATAGCACTCAAAACACTAAATATAGCAAAACAGCTTCTGACGCATTAACATTTGGAGTTGAACAGGCCGACAAGCAAGTTAAGGCAAATGATAGCATTCTAAATCAGAATGGTGACTTCTTAAAAAGAATTCAATCAACTATTCAAGATACGGAATCACAAGCAAAAGAACTTGGAGTTAATCCAACTGCGGTTCCTAAATACAATGAGGTTGTAAAACTTTTTAGTGAGTTCAAGCAAGCTGATAAGAATTTGCAGGATGCTCATCTCAAATTAAAGAGCATAAAATAATATATTTTCTTTAGCAATTTGCAAGAGTGATAAAATAATTAAGGGGGCGTAAGCCCCTTTTCTATTTTCAAACAAATCCAAACTAAAAGGTTATTTATTTAAGATGCACATCCTTCAAGTATCAGCTTCACCTCAAACCATTACGGTCATCCCTCGTGAGTTCGTTTACTCATCAGAGGATTTGGAACTTTACTTTGAGCGTGTGTTGTTTGATGGTGGCACTTTAGAGGCCACAGGATGCGTTCAGAGCGCAGTTAACGCCCTTGATGGGGTTACACTATATTTGATTGATGAAAGCACCAACACAGAGCAAGAAATCAATCCAACAATAACAGAGGGCAATGGCTTTATGGATTTAACCGCAGTCTATACATTAGTCAACAACCGATTCTACGGCCTCAAGTTAATATACGATGGTGACCTAATCTACCGAGATAGGGTATTCGTAACTTCGCAGACAGACTTTGACAAATTTACCGTGAATCAAAATATCTACACGGAAGAAACAAGCTACAACAATGAGTACATCATCATCTAAAGTCCACGTTGTGAACTTCAGTTCTTACACCACACCTGTCGTAAAAGAGGTGCAAGGGAAGGACTACGTTGAATACGGAGACAACAACGACTACTTCGGCTACCTAATTGACCGCTACAACGGCTCACCTACCAACAACGCTATCCTCAACTCGTTGATGGATATGACGTATGGTAAGGGACTGGATGCAACGGACTCTGCCAAAAAGCCGAGCGAGTACGCAGCGATGCGTGGCCTGTTTACAAAGGCTTGCTTGCAGAAGGTTGTTGCTGATTATGTGATGATGGGGCAATGCTCTTTTCAAGTTGTGTATTCGCAAGACCACAACACCATCGTAGAGGTGCAGCACATCCCTGTAGAGACGTTGAGAGCCGCAAGGTGCAACGAAGACGGAGAGATTGAGGCTTACTACTACGCAAAGGATTGGACAGACGTAAAAGGCAGAAAAGAAACTGCGGTACGCATCCCTGCGTTTGGCACGAGTAAGGAAGGATTGGAGATATTGTACATCAAGCCATACCGAGCAGGATTCTACTACTACTCCCCAGTAGACTATCAAGGTGGCCTACCCTATGCAGAACTTGAGGAGGAGATTGCCAACTATCACATCAACAACATCCAGAATGGCCTTGCGCCTTCTATGCTTATCAACTTCAATAACGGAGTACCAAGCGAAGAAGAACGCAGGAGCATAGAGCAGCAGATTGCCACGAAGTTTAGCGGTAGTTCAAACTCTGGTAAGTTTATCCTTGCATTTAATGATAATAAAGACCTTGCTGCAACGGTTGACCCTGTGCAGTTATCGGATGCTGCGGAGCAGTACCAATTCTTGAGCCAAGAGGCAACGCAGAAGATAATGGTTTCGCATCGTATTGTCAGCCCTATGCTATTGGGCATCAAGGACAATTCGGGGCTTGGCAATAACGCAGATGAGCTAAAGACCGCTTCTACGCTTTTGGATAACCTTGTTATTCGCCCCAAGCAGGAGATTATCATTGACGGCATTGACCAAATCTTATCCTACAACGACATCAGCCTCAATCTATACTTCAAGACCCTTCAGCCTTTGGAGTTTACTGAAGACGTAGTAACGCCTATGGATATGGAGACTCGTGAGGAGGAGACAGGCGTGAAGTTGTCAAGTCAAGAGCCAAGCGATGACCACCTTGATGCTATGTTCGCAGAGCTTGAAGTACTGGGTGAGGTTGTAGATGAAGATGAGTGGGAGCTTGTAGATGAGCGACCTGTTGACTACGATGCCGAAGCCGCATTGAGCAAGTACGCATTCGCATCAACAGGCAGCGCATTCCCTAACGCCAAGAGCAGCCAAGACGGAGTAACCGAAGAAGGCAAGCGGTACAAGGTTCGTTATGCTTACGCTCCCGAAACTACCAAGACCAATAGCCGTGAGTTCTGCAAGAAGATGGTATCAGCAGGCAAGGTCTACCGCAAAGAGGATGTGCTTCGTATGAGCAGCCAAGCAGTAAACGCAGGCTTCGGTGAAGGTGGCTCATCCACCTATTCAATATGGCTTTACAAGGGCGGTGCAAGGTGTCATCACTTCTGGATGCGTAAAACGTACTTGGCCAAAGGCGTAGGCGTAACTCCCGATGTAGGCAACCCCAATGCAGAGGTAAGTGTAAACAAGGCAAAGAGCGAAGGCGTACCCTTGAAGGCAAACCCAAAGGATGTGGCTCGCCCTCCGATGGATATGGACTATAGTGGCTTCACACCCGAATATGCAAAAGCAAGAGGCATTCCTAAAACCCCAACACATCGCTCATAATGGCAACGGCATTATTCATCAAAAGAGAGGACTTGGTTCGCAACACCGCAATAGGCGGTAATGTGGACACGGACAAATTTATCCAGTTCATCAAGATAGCGCAGGAGATACACATCCAAAACTATACAGGCACGAAGTTGTACAACAAGATAAGTGCTGACATCATTGCAAACACTTTAGCCAATCCTTACTTGGCTTTGGTAAACGACTACCTTCAGCCGATGTTGATTCATTGGGCGATGGTGGAGTACTTGCCTTTTGCTGCTTATACCATCGGCAACGGTGGGGTATTCAAGCACAACTCCGAGAATAGCACTACCGCAGAGAAGATTGAGGTAGACTACCTTGTAGGCAAGGCTCGGGATTTGGCGCAGTACTACACCGACAGGTTTATCACCTATATGTCTTACAACCAAGCAACATTCCCCCAATATAATTCAAACAACAATGCAGATGTCTACCCCGACACGGACTCGAACTTTGCAAGCTGGGTTCTCTAAAAAGACCTATGTACCAAAGAAGGGCAATATCATCAAGTTAAAGAGTTACTTAAAAGAGAACGATGGCAAATAGTATATCTTGGGGCATTATTTACTGCTCTACTTGGTTTGGCCAAGTGGATGAGACTACTTTGTCTATACAGAATCAGTCTGCCCCTCCTTGCTTTGCTCCTGCCAATGAGATCGTGGAGCAGTTTGAGACACGGGTGCTGAATGACGGAGGCACGTTTGAGGGCTTTGATTGCTTGACTGCTGCTTTGCAGGACTTGGGTGAGGACACCTACTATGATATTTTTGATACGTATATTCAGCGTATGACCGATGACGGAGCAACATTGGAGGGAGAGGAATGCTTAATTGACCAACTATTTATTTTGAATTGATATGAGTTTTTTTGATGACGCAAGTCTGGTAATGATTCCTTCGGGATACAAAGACCAAAAGGTTTACTCGGTTAAGCCGACCGATGGTACTGGCGACCTAACCTTCAGCCGTGCCTCAAGCGCCACCCGTGTGCAAAGCAACGGCCTTATTGAAAAGGTGCGGACTAATGTGATGACCTATTCTCAGGACTTCTCAAACGCCAACTGGGTTGCATTTGATGCATCAAGAACAGGAAGCCAAACTGACCCGAACGGAGGCACTACGGCATCTTTGTACACATCGCTAACCAATTCCGCTAACTTATCAGCGAACTTTGCTACCGCAAGCTCAAGTCCTTATACGTTTTCTATTTACATCAAGGGAACATCAAGCGGTTCAGTTTCTTTGCGTGTAGATAGCGGAAGTACGGCTGCTCAAAATAACATCAGTTACACCACATCTTGGCAGCGCTTTACTTACACGTTTACCGCAGGTTCCTCAACGAGTACGGTTGTTCTTGGGGGCTACGCTTCGTTTACAACTGGTGAGGCCATTTATGTTGCCTTTGCTCAAGCGGAACTTGGTGACATAGCAACAGACTACATCGCCACCACCACCGCAGCGGTATCAGTTGGCCCCGTTAGCGGTTTACCCCGTTTGGATTATTTGGATTCTACTTGCCCTCGCTTGTTGCTGGAGCCGCAGCGGACGAACTCGGCTCGCAATGCAATCTTAACAGCTGCAACTTGGGATAAATCAAACATTACGGTAACCGCAGCAAGCGGTATTGCCCCAACTGGCTTTAACGAGGCTTACCGAGTTGCACCTACAACGAGTGGTACGGATAGATTTTTCTATGACGATGGGGCAAGTGCTGGTTATACCGCAAGCGCAGATTACACAAATACGATATTCGCTAAAGCATCTGGGTTAAATTTTTGCTATGCCCGATTTGAAATTAAAGGAAACACAAGCAGTTTTGTGTATTTTAATTTGGCAACTGGTGCAATAGGTTCAACCGTAGGTGCTGTTCCTATTGTAAAATCTATTGAGAATTACGGCAATGGTTGGTACCGCATCCGAGTTACGGGAAATATGGGTACGGGCATTGGTGGTTCAAATAACGTATTATTTGGCGTTTGCGATGCAGACGGCAGCACTTTTGCAACGGCAAGCGGAAGCAATGGAGTGTTGTTTTATGGGCCGCAGTCCGAGCAAGGCTCTTACCCCACCTCGTACATCCCCACGCTTGGGGCATCAGTTACAAGGGTTGTTGACAAGGCGGAAAAGACTTCGGCTTCGGCTCTTATCGGACAAACCGAAGGTACTATCTTTTGGGAAATCCAAGTTGACATTCAAAGTGCAAGCGGTAATGAGCAAATCCTTACCATTGACAACGGAAGCACTTACGACAATTCTATTTATTTAGCTAAAGGAGAAACGGGTAATATTGTTGGCGTTATCGTAAGCGGAGCGGTAATTCAAGCGCAATTCTCAGTAAGCAAAACAACGGGAACATTTAAAATGGCTTTAGGTTATGCAAATAACAATTCAGCGTTTTTTGTTGACGGAGTACAAGTAGCAACTACTGATACCTCGTGCAGTATTCCTGCATCATTAAGCCGAATTACTTTAGGTAATACGCCTCTCGGGGCATCGGCTGGCAAAACAAGACAATTTCTTTTATTCCCGACCCGTTTGTCAAATAGCGACCTCGCTGCCTTAACTGCCTAACCTATGAAATTCTTAAAATACGAGTTCACGCCTACCCAATGGGCAACGGCTAAAGCAAAGATTGAGTTAACGGGTACCGACCCCGAGCCCTACACCTATTACAACCCCGAATTAGTGACTGCCGTTGTAGAACTCGGCCACCTATGCACCCAATGGGGAACGGATGCCGAAGGCAACAAAGTCTGTGAGGTAACGTCACCAAAGTACGCAGTTGACATCCTATGGACTGCCGAACCAATGGTTACTTCGTTTGCTGCTTATGTCGTATGGCCTTCGCCTTGCGGAGTTCATATCTTCGCAGGATGGGAGCAAGCATACGCAACGGAGTACTGCGTAGCGAACCCCGATGCAGCATACTGCCAGCCTCCAGTTCCTCCAGTAATTGAGTAACGATGACAAAGGAGTCAGCCGATAGTGTAATCACGTCTTGGTCTTTAACGGGAGCAGGACTTTTAGTAAGCTACGCCCATCAAGCGTTAGGTCTTTTGGTTCTGATAACCTCACTTGCGTACACTCTTTGGAAGTGGCGAAGGGACTATCTCAAACTAAAGAGCGATGCTAATTGAGCGTATCTTCAAGAACCCCAAGACCACCATCTTGGGGCTTCTTATTATAGCACTATGCTTCACACTCGTTTGGGGAGGCCGTGCGACTTTAACGGAGGTCTCGACTTTTATGGTCGGGGCTTTCGCACTTATGTTTTTCAAAGACCCTCAAGATGGCAAAGCAGCAGGCGGTAAGCCAAAGGATCAGTAAGAGCAAGAAGCGAGGCAAGCATTCCAAGAGTGCAAGCAGCAATAAGGCGAGTAAGAACTACTCCAAGCCTTACAAGTCGCAAGGGCGATGACCAAGAACTTCACCCTCGCAGAACTGACTGCTACAAAAACAGGACTTCCTAACGCTTTACCCAAGCACTTGGAAGGAAACCTCCGTAGCCTTGCAGAAAACGTCTTACAACCTGCGAGAGATGCGTTAGGTGC